GTGAAGGCGGTCATGCTGTCGACCGTCGGCGGCGACATCAAATCCGCGGCCGCGCGTATCGACACCTTGCTCGAGCAGCAGACGCTGACGGTCGCCGGCTACGCGCCGGCCACCATGCGCCGGGACTCCCGGGTGCGTCTGACCGAAGTCGATGACGTCGATGCCTCCATTCGGTGGTTCCACCGGGGCGGCCGGTATCAGGTGGTGGTGAGCGCATGAAGGTGCTCCTCTGCCACCCCGGCGCCTCGTGGTCGACGGCGGACGTCTATGACGGCCTGATCTACGGCCTGAAGCATCACGGCGTGCAGACGGTGGAATACCGACTCGATGGCCGGATCCGCCGCGCCGACAAGTGGCTGAAGAGCGCCTGGCGCGATGCGCGGAAGCAGAACCCATCCCTCGATGAGGTGACGACCGACGACATCTTCTACGAGGCCGGCACGGGCCTGCTGGCGATGGCGCTGCGGCAGCAGGTCGATGTCGTGCTGGTCGTCAGCGCGATGTTCCTGCACCCGGACATCATCATCTGCCTGAAGCGCGCGGGGCTGCGTGTAGTCGTGCTATTCACGGAATCGCCGTACAACGAGGCGCAGGAACTGCGCGTCGCTGGACTCGTCGATGGGTGCTGGACAAACGAGCGGTCGGCCGTGGAGGCCTTCCGCAAGGTCAATCCGAACAGCGGGTATCTGCCGCACGGCTGGCATCCCGAGAAGCACCGCGCCTGGCTGCATCCGGAAGACGCGAACGTGCCGAGCCACGACGTGGTCTTCGTCGGCACGGCATTCCAGGAGCGCGTCGAGTGGCTGTCAGCCATCGACTGGACAGGCATCGACCTCGGCCTCTACGGCAACTGGCGCGGGCTCACGCGACATCGGCTGCGGCAGTTCGTGCGGAACGAATGGCCGATCTCGAATGACGCGGCGGCGGCGCTCTACCGGCGCGCGGGGATCGGGCTCAACCTCTATCGCACATCGCGCGAGTTTCCGCAAAAAGACGGCACGCGGATCACCTACGCGGAATCCCTGAACCCGCGGGCCTACGAGCTCGCCGCGTGCGGGGCGTTTCATCTCAGTAGCGACCGGGCTGAAGTCGCGGAAGTATTCGGCAACAGGGTGCCGACGTTCCGGCATCCGACGGAAGCCTCTGCACTGATTCGGACGTGGTTGGCAGACGACGACGGCAGGGCCAGGGTGGCCTCTGAACTACCGGCCTGTGTGGCCGAGATGTCCTGGGTCGCGCGCGCGGCGCAGGTAATTGGGGACATTCAACGCCTACTCCGGGCGAGCGCCGCCTAGAGGAAGGCCAGGGGTTCAGCGATGTCACGAGCACATGGAAAAAACGCACGGGTCTTCGTCTCGCAATCGTCCGCGACGGCCGCGTCGCCGATCAGCAACCTGTCGAAGTACGCGCTCAATCGTGCCACCGACGTCGTCGAGACGACGGCATTCGGTGACACCAACAAGACGTACGTTCAGGGCCTGCCCGATCTGAAGGGGTCGATCTCAGGTTTCTGGGACTCGGCGAGCGACCCGCTCTACTCGGCGGGCAACTCGCCGACGGGCGTGAACATGTATCTCTACCCGGACTTCGTCAACACGCCGACGGCCTACGACTACGGTCCGGCGTGGCTCAACACGTCGCTCGACGTCGCGGTCAACGGGCCGATCACGATCTCCGGCGACTTCGTCGCGAACGGCAGCTGGGGAAAGAAGCCCTAAGAGGCGTAGATGTCACAGGGTGGACTCACGATGCGCGGCGTAGAAGCGCGCATCTACTGGAGTTATTTACTCGTCGGGACGGTGGGGGCGTGGACGGTCACACGCCACTCACCGGCCGATCCGGGCACGTTCGTCGCGACCGTGACAAGCATCGACTCGTTTCGGGCCTCGCAGCACCCACTCGAGATCAAGGTCCAGCACCTGCACGGCACCTGGGTCTGGCCGATACAGACGTTGCAGATTGATGGGACGACGTTGCGAGCGACGCTCGTTCCGAAGGAGACACCATGAGTCGACGCGTTCGGAAACCGGAGGCCGTGCGACTGGAGATTACGCGCGGGGATTGGCTCCTCGTCAAAAAGCATCTGACCGCTGGCGAGTATCGCCTGATGATGGCGCGCACGATGCGCCAGGGCAGCATCATCGAACAGGTCGATTCGTCGCGGTTCGGCCTCAGTAAGTGCGCGGCCTACCTGCTCGACTGGTCGGTCGAAGATGCCGATGGCAAGCCGCTCGTGGTGCAGGACAAGACGCCAGAAGAGATCGAGGCGGCGCTCGATGCGGTCGATGTCGACAGCTTCCGCGAGGTTCGTGCCGCGATCGAGAGGCACGAAGACGCGATGGAGTTCGAAATAAAAAACGAACTGGATGGCGTGACGACGTTGCCAGCGACCTCGCCATCGCCCGACTCACTGGCCTGAGCTATCTCGACGTGCGCGATCTCCCGAAGCACGAATACGAAGCGATCATCGAGGAACTGAGCCGCAAATAACCGATGTCTGTCAACGCCAAGTTTATCGCCGATTTCGACTCCTTCACCGGCGCGGTCGCCAAGGCCGACGTCGAATTGAAGGGGCTCGAAACGGACGCGAGCAAGGTCGAGTCGTCCCTGAACAGGATGGCGGATTCATTTTCGGGCCGCAAAATCATTCAGGACGCCACGCTTGCGGCGGAAGCGATCAACCAGATCGGCGGCGCGTCGACACTCACCGAAAACGAGCAGAAGAAGGTCAACGCGACGGTCACGGAGGCCATCGCGAAGTATCAGGCGCTCGGGCTGCAGGCGCCGAAGGCCCTGACCGACCTCCAGGCCGCGACGAAGGGCGTGACGCAGGAACACGACGCGCTGGCGTCCACCGTCACCAGCCTGATCGGCGGGTACGCGTCACTATCGGTCGTGCTGGAAGGCCTCAAGGCCGCATTCAGTTTTGCGAAGGACGCGATCGAAAGCGCAGGCGCGCTCCAAGACCTGGCGGACGCAACAGGGGTCAGCACGGACGGCTTGCAGCGGCTGCAGTACATCGGATCGGCCGCTGGTGTGGACCTGCAGACGATGGCTCGCGCCGTCGAGAACCTGTCGGCGAAGCTCGCCGGGGGCGATGACAATGCGACCTTGGCGGTAGAGCGGCTGGGGCTCAACGTCAAGGATCTCATCGCGCTCGGACCAGAGAAGGCTTTCACGACGTTCGCGACGGCGGCGGCGTCGCTGCAGGATCCGATGGATAAGGCCGCCATCTACACCGATGCGTTAGGTGGACGTGTCGGTCGTTTGCTGCTCGCATTGCCTAATCTCGCCAGTGCGATGAATAGCGTCCCGAAAGGGTCGCTCATTACGCCTGAGAACGTCGCGGCGGCCGACAAGTTCGACGACACCCTGAAGCAGCTCAACATCACCGTCAAAGCCTATGCGGCGAACTTCCTCGGCGACCTCCTGCGCGGGCAGTCTGAGTTCTCCGCGGTCATGGATTTGGGTCGGAAGGCGATGGGCGACTACAAGGTCGCAACCAGTGATTCGACGACCGCCGTGGTGGCCCAAAATGCGGCGACGGACACGCAACTCACGCATGCGCAAGAACTGCAGAACGTCCTTGACGCGTTGCGCAAAGATGCGCTGGCGCCGCTCTCGGCCGCACAGAAGGACGAGATCGATCAGCTGAACAAAGCCGGCAAGTCGCTGAAGGAAATCGCCGATCTGACCGAGTCCAACACCTCTGCGGTCAAGCTCTACATCGACGCAAAGAAAGAACAGACCAGGGTCGATGGCGAGACGGCCGTGGCGCTCGCGAAGGTGCTCGCGCAACTGGCGCAGGCCGAACAGGCGTACTACCTTGATGACGTCGCCCGCGCGCAGATCGCAGCCGACCAGAAGTATCAGATCGCCGTCGCCGAAGCCAAAAAGAAGGGCATCACCGATACCGACTACTTCGCCGATCTTGGCCGACTCAGAGACCTCGATCGCCAGCGCGCCGAGATCGACGCGCAGGCGCTAAGCACGGAGTCGACCGACCAGCTGCAGGCGACGGCGTACAAGCTCCACAACACCTACGAGGCGATGGTCGCTGACGCCGAACATTTCAGCACCGAGACGCGCCGGCACTGGGGTCTCGTGGCCGATGCTGCGGCCGATGCCGTCCACGGAATCCAGATCGATGTCGGCAGTCTCGAATCGACGTCGATCGAGCACATGCAGCAGGTGTACGTCAACGCCCAGGCGACCTTCGAAGCCATGACGACCAGCGGGTATCACTACACTACGGAGACGATTGCCCATTTCCGCCAGCTCCGCGACGAGGCGCTCGACGCGCTGCACCACATCGACAACGGGGCGGACCTGACGTCAGCACACGTCGACAGCATCACGGAGAGCACGAAGCGCGCCGAAGCCGAACTGAAGAAGCTGCAGGATCAGGTGTTCTCGCGTGACTACGACCTCTCGACGCAGGCCGGATTCAACCAGTTCCGGCAGCTGAATCCGAGCGCGTATGTCGCTCAATCGCTGACGCCGGACTATTTCAAATCGCACACGTTGCAGCAGGCTATTCAGGCCGGCCTGATCGATCTCTATGCCGGTTTCAAGGGATACGCCTCTGGCGGCACGAATCTGCCGGGCGGGTGGGCGATGGTGGGCGAGAAGGGCCCCGAACTTCTTCGCATGCCCTCTGGTGCGGACGTCATTCCGAACAGTCAACTCGGCTCGATCGGCAAGACGACTGTCGTCGTCAACGTGCAGGGCATGGTCGTCGGCTCACAGGAAACACTGGCGCGAATGATCGGCGACATCCTCCTGCAGCAAACACGCCTGGCGGGCACACGCCTCGCCGTCACGAGGGCCGCGTAGATGCCGGCACTCACCGGCAGCCAGAAGGCCTACAAATATGCGCTCTCCGGCGTTCTGCGATCCGGATCGGGTCGGTCGAACTACACGTCGATGCAGGTCTGCATCTCGATCGGCGGCGTGCAGTATGGCGCGGGCCGGTCGAACGCGAATCAGCGGGTCATCATGGGCTCGCTCACCATCAACGAGACGAACGGGGTGGACGCCAACACCTGTTCGTTCCAGACGTACGGTTTCACGCCGACGCCAGGCCAGGAAGTCATCATCACGCTGGGTTCGCAAAACAGCGCCGACCGCATCTTCGCGGGACGAGTGCTGAACGTCGTGGCGGGCTACCAGGACACCCCCAGTATCTCGTTCTACACGATCAACTGCGTTGACTACTCGTGGGACCTGACACGCGTCCTCGTCGCGGCCAAGTACACCGCAGTGTCGGCCTCGTTGATTGCGGCGGCGCTGGTCGCGATGGTGTCTGGCTTCACGACGAACCATGTCACCGCTGGGCTGGAGACAATCGACGAGACGTCGTTCTCGTTCGACACCGTCCTGTCGGCGCTGATTCAACTCGCGAATCGAATCGTCGGGTTCGTCAAGGTCGACTACTCGAAGGACGTCCATTTTGGATTGTCCGATACCTCTGGCACGGCACCCGTTGCGCTGACGTCGGCCAATCTGACGGCCTCTGGCGTCAAGGTCTCCACGGATCTCAGCAAAGTGATCACGCGCGCCTACGTCGAAGGCGGCGGGTCGAATGCGCTGGGTGATGTCACCGCCGGCGATACCTGTCTGCCGGTGGACGATCCCGTCTGGTACAACGACGGCGGCGGCGTCGTGGTCTGCGGACCGCAGCGCATCACCTATGCCGGCGTCGACGCTGGTGGCGGCGGCGCCGTGGTGGGGCCAGGGCTCGCACCGTCGGCCGCTCCGCATGTGGACGCCGTCGCTGGGACTGGCATCACCGCCGGCGCGCATACCTACGCATTTACGTGGGTGACCGGTGCGGGCGAGACGTTGCCGTCGCCGCTCGCCAACTTCACGACCTACACGCTGGCTGGACCGAGCGGGCCGCCGTCCGTGGATCAGACGGTCACGGTCTACGGGACGAACCAGTACAACGCAGGCGACACCGTGCAGCGGGTCGTCACCTACAGCACCGCGAGCTCGCCGACGGACTTTACCAAGGAGAGCGTGCCGAGCGCGACAGCCTCTGTCACGGCGGTCTCGCCACCTGGTTCCTTAAGTGGGCTGGCGACCGCGAACGGCGACCGTGTGCAGTTCTTCCACGGCAACGACCCATCCATCACACGCGTGCATATGTGGCGGAAGGTCAACGCGGGCAATTTCCTGCTGGCCTACTCCGCTTCGAACGTGCCGGGGACGTTTGTCGATCTGGTCGATAGCAGCGCCACGTCCGCAGACATTCTCCCTGCCGGCTCCGGGACCTATCAGCAATCGGCGCTGTCCTCGATTGCGGTGGGTCCGAGCGGCACGACGTCGCGGAAGGTCTATCGCACCGCGGCGGGCGCCAGTCAGCTCAAGTTGCTCACGACGATCGCCGACAACACGACGGTCACGTACGCCGATTCGACGGCTGACGGCTCGCTGGGCGCCAATGCGCCGACATCGGATACCTCCGGCCTGAGCCAACCAAGCGGCCAGGTGCTGGCCGGGGCGACGTCGCTGCTCGTGGCCGGCACGGGCGCCTTCAATACCGGCGGCGGCTGGGCTGTGCTCGGCAATGGCCAGCAGGTAATCCGCTATACCGGCATCTCTGGGAACTCGTTGACGGGGATTCCGGCGAGCGGGACCGGAGCGATCGTCTCGACGGTCAGTTACAACTCGTCGGTCACGGCGGCGCCATCCCTTCTTGGTATTCCGGCCTCAGGCGATGGCTCGATCGCCTACAACATCGCCAAAGGCGATCAGGTCAATCTGCTCGTGCAGGTCGACGACATCACAGCGCAGGTCGCCGTCGCTGCGCTCATCGGCGGAATGGATGCCGGGGTGATCCCGGACTACCAGCGCGACGGCCGCATCGGGTCGATTGAATCCACGGCGCGTGCAACGGCCACGCTGGCGCAGCACAGCGCGCTCGACGTGAGCCTCGACGGCAACTCGCGCGATCTGAACATGCGAGCGGGCCGGTTGTGGCCCGTCACCATCACGCACCCGACCTCCGTCAGCAGCAGCTTCCTCGTGCAGTCCGTGACGATCTCTGGCTTCGAGACGACGACGCCGCCGACGGCCCCCAGCCGTTCGTTCCGCGCCGGCGCGGCGCAATTCAGCTTTACCGATCTCATCCGTGTAGTCGGATTCCTTTCGAGGTAGCCATGCCTACGGCACTGACCCGCGCCACGGCGCAACTGACAGACGACGACGGTACCGGCACGACTGGCACGGTCTACAACGCCGCGTGGTACACGCTGCTCTGCAACATGATCGACGCCATCTTCTCCGCGGCGGCGCGGGCATCGGTCTTCAACAGCACGACGCAGAGTCTCACGAATGCGACGTGGACTACGGTGACGTTCGATTCTGAAGAAATCGACAGCGGCAGTCTGCACTCGAATAGCTCGAACACGAGCCGCATCACGATTCCCAGCGGCGCCGACGGCACCTATCTCGTCACGGCGACGATTCCCTTCGTGGCGAATGCCACCGGCGGCCGCGGCGTGCGGTTCCAAAAGAATGGCACGACGGTAGTCGGGACGGCCGCCTGGGGCGCGGCGTTCTCGGCATCGGGTGCCGGGCCGCAAGTGCAGGCCTCGCTGCTCATCACGCTCGCCGCCGGCGATTACGTCGAGGCGCAGGCGTTTCAGGACTCCACAGGATCGCTGAACATCGGCAACGCGTCGACGCGGTATCTGCAGAGCCAGTTTGCCGCCGTGCGCATCGTCTGACGGCCACATCGCGCTGTTCAACGCGGTGTACATCGCCAACTAGGAAAGGGCATGGGCGCGACCGCGATGGCCGCGCCGGAAGGCAGGTCAGAACGGTTCAGTTCTGAAATAGCAGGCTGCTGAGGGATAGGCCGTAGTTGATCGCTACGGTCGAACGGCTCTGAAGGCGTTCGGAGCGTCCCTCAGCAAACAGAACGCCAAGTGCTGACGCGGCACTGACTGACCGGAAGAGATCCGGGCCAGCAGTGCCGCGTTTCGTTTCTCAGGAGTGCCCATGCGAGGACTGTTGATTGTCGGGATGCTGCTCTTGCTCGGATGGCCGAGTGGCCGAAGCACGCACCCGATCAACTCGGTAGCCGTGGCGCTCGCGAACCCAGGAGACGCCACGACGATGTCGGACACCAGCCTCGCTCAACTCCTCGCACAGGCCGGCGCCGTCGGCATTCTCGCCGTCGTGCTGTTTTTCTATCGCCGCGATTTCATGCGCCGGAACGACGCGGAAGTGCAGCGGACGACGGACATCGCCGACGTGCTGAAGGCCTCGACCGAAGCCATCACCGATGGGGCGGTCGCGACCGCGCGACAAACCGACGCGACGCATCGTCTCGCGCGAGCCGTCGAGAACATCGAACGCCGAGAGGCCGGGCTGCCTCCGAGAGGAAAGAGCACCGGCGTATGACGATCGCGGCGGCCGGCCTCGTGGCGCAGTTGACGCCGACGCAGCGCGTCGCGCTGACGCTGTACGGGGAGGCGCGAGGGAGCTCGCCGGCGTTGCGTGTCGGGATCGGCAACGCGATCCAGCACCGGGTAACGCCCAAGCGCGCCAGCTGGTCGGCGCTGACGGCCGACGCGGTCTGTCTGAAGCCCGGTCAATTCTCCTGTTGGTCGCTGGCCGGCAACGGGGGGCCGAACTATCAGACGGTCCTGTCCGCGGCGCGGCTCGTTGCGCTGGGCGACACGGTCTCGCTCGAGCAGCTGCCGGTGCTCCAGTCGTGTCTGGCGCTCGGCGCCGAGGTGGTCACCGGCGTCCTCGAGGACACGGTGAGCGGCGCGACCCACTACTACAGCCCGAGATCGATGGTGCCCCCTGGTCGCGTGCCGCCGTGGGCCATGGGCCTGACGCCGGTGGCCACGATCGACGGCACGAAGTTCTACGCGGGGGTCCGGTGAGCCACCGCCTGAACGCGTTCGGGCAGCTCGTCTCCGCCGTCGGCGATGGCGTGGTCGCGATCGACGGCACGGTCATCGGCCGCGGCGGCGCTGCGTGCTGGCTGGATGATCGGCGCGTCCTCTACAACGGCCACGATCCGGTGACCGGCGCCTGGGCGACGCTCGGCTACAACACGATCACCGGCAACACGTCCGTGCTCGTGCCGGGCGGCGGCGAATTCCTCGCGGCCGGCGGCGGGCGCTACGCGGTGCAGCTCGCCGGCATTGTGACCGCCAGTTTCAGCATCCGCGCCGGCGCGCGCATGGCGCTGACCGGGACTGACGGCCGCGGCGCCGCGTCGGCCGACGGCACGGTCGCGCTCTGCTCGGACGCGTCCTGCACCGCCTTCGATCTCTACGCGCCGGACGGGTCGGTGACGCACGTCGAGGCGGTCGCCTATGGGCTCTGCGTGGTCGGGCCCGGACGCGCGGTCTGGACGGGCGGCTCGGTCGGCGTCGATTTCCGGCCCGCGCGGCCGATGCGGGCGCCGAAGTGGGTGGAGCTCGCCGGCGAGGTGTGGCTCGTCGGCTGGGTCGATGGCATCGGCCTCGTGGCGCAGGTCAACGGCGCGGCCGACGGCTACGTGCTCGCGTCCGACGGCACGCAGTTCGAT